CAGGGAGCCGCCTAAATACGTTTGCCGATATTTAACAACTAACGGAGAATGTATGGCCAGGAAGAATGCCAGAGCAGTAGATCCTAACAATCCAGAGCAACAAGAAGAGGTAGCATCAAGAAAACCAAGACAAAGCCTTACAATTAGAATTGACGATCTAAAGACATTCGACCCCTTAACAGAAAATCAAAAGAAGTTTTTCGAAGCTTACAAGATGGGTGACTACTTCATTGCATTACATGGAGTAGCTGGAACCGGTAAAACCTTCTGTGCTCTTTATAAAGCAATAGAGGAAGTGCTCGACAAATCAAATCCCTTCAACAAAATTATTATCGTGCGATCTGCTGTACAAGGTAGAGACATCGGTCACCTACCAGGTGACGTAAATGAGAAGATGGACATCTATGAGCAACCTTATAGACAGATCTGCGAGACTTTGTTTGGCAGAAAGGATGCTTGGAATAGACTTGAAGAGCAACACCACATTGAGTTTATTTCAACATCATTCATTCGAGGTATGTCGTTTGATGATGCAATCATTATTGTTGACGAGTGTCAGAATTTGTGTTGGGAAGAAATCGATACAGTGATGACCCGTGTTGGTTACAGATCAAAGATCATCTTCTGTGGTGACTACCGTCAAACGGACCTTAATAAGAGAAAGAATGATATGTCCGGCCTACTAAGATTTTTTGATATCGCTCACCACATGCCGTCTTTCACCCGTATTGAGTTTACTCCCGATGACATTGTTAGAAGTAGCTTAGTAAAAGATTATATCATCGCCAAATTAAAGTACGAAGACTCCCAGCAGTAGTCGAAAGTCAAATTTTGATAAATAAGAACATAACTTTAGAGGAGATGTTATGTTCTACACTGTTTATATAACGACAAACCTTGTAAACGGCAAGAAATACATTGGTAAACACGCAACGTCCAATTTGGAAGATGGTTACTTGGGGTCGGGGTTAGTTCTTTCTCGTGCAATACAAAAATACGGACGCGAAAATTTTGAAAAGCAAATTCTTTTTGTATTTGATACAGAACAAGAAATGAACGACAAAGAAGCTGAGCTTGTAGATATAGAAATTGTTTTATCCGAAGAATATTATAATGTGTCATTGGGAGGGGCTGGCGGAACAATCGTATTGACTCCTGATCATCCATTATATCTTTCTACATGTAAAAAAATATCGGAAGCGCAACAATCACGTTCAGCTGATATGAGTAGAATTACTTCAGAGAATCACAGACTTCGACGTGTTGGGATGTATGGTAAAAAGCAAAGTGACCATCAACGTGCTGTGGTTAGCAATATGATGAAGGGTCGTCCTAAAACTGTAGAACAGATCGAAAAACAGAAGCAGTCTTTAGCTCGATTGTTCGAGGACCCATCCTATACTCACCCCAGCAAAGGAAAGCCTAAAGAAAAGTATACGTGTCCACACTGTAATAAAACGATAGGTGGTGCTAGTAATTACGCAAGGTATCATGGCGACAAGTGTAAATTAAGAGGAGAGAAGAATGGCGTTTAAATTATCTAAGAGGTCGCTTAACAACCTTCAAGGTGTTGATGAGCGACTTGTGGAAGTGGTAAAGATAGCAATTGAAGTGACACGAGTAGACTTTGGAGTGATCGAGGGTTTGCGTACGGTGGAACGTCAACGCGAGTTGGTTGCATCTGGAGCGAGCCAGACAATGGAATCTAAACATATTAGCGGCAGAGCTGTAGACCTAATGGCTTATATTGGTTCTCGTGCATCATGGGAATTGAACCTTTACGACGATATTGCTGATGCGATGAAAATCGGTGCAATGGAGGTTGGTGTGAAAGTGCGTTGGGGTGGTGCGTGGAATGTACCCGATATTCGTGATTGGGATGGGTCTATGCAAGATGCAATGGACCACTATATAGACACTCGCCGCTCACAAGGTAGGCGTCCATTTATTGATGGTCCTCATTTTGAATTGATGTAATGAGGTGTGCTGTTCTTTGTAACGGTCCTAGTCGTACCTCATTTCAATCAAGAGATGGGTACGACTTTGTTATAGGATGCAATGTTCCTTGGACTGAAGTGGATGCAACTGTGGTGTTTGATCGGGAGATTGTTAGGTTGCTTGCCAATCGTCCTGGTTTAATTGACTACCGAATCTACTTTAGTAAAGATGCTTGGATGTATACTGACTCTATTAAGAAAAGAGATTTGTTCAAAGAATCCTTTGCCGGTATAATTGATCCAAAGTACCCATTCTATTCAAGCGGACATGGTGCAGTAGAGACTGTAATCAAAAATGGTGCTACTGAAGTCCACATCTACGGTTGCGATTCGTGGTTTGAATACGACCTATCAAGTCACACTCATCAATATTCAGACACATCTTACCCTAACAAACAAAAGTGTATTGATGAGTGGCGAAAGAAGTGGAATCAAATTATTGAACGTAATCCTAATGTGGGTATACAATTCATCAAATGAAAACATTCATCGAACACAACTTCCCATCCTTAAAGCGCATAGACGGTAAAGGTGATAGAACTTACCAGACGCCGACTGGAGATCGCTATCCCTCTGTCACTTCTGTTGTTGGTCTACACAAAGCAAAAGCAATCCAGGAGTGGAGGGATCGAGTTGGGGCTGAAGAGGCAAACAAAATATCTTCACGTGCATCTAGGAGAGGGACATCGATTCACTCTCTGTGTGAGAACTACTTGCTTGGTGAAGAGTGTAAGGTGAGTCCGTTTGATCATGAGATGTTTGAATCTCTAAAGCCTCACTTGGATAAGATCGACAACATTCACTGCTTGGAGACACAGCTCTACAGCCACCACTTAGAGGTTGCTGGAACCGTAGACTGTATTGCTGAGTATGAAGGTAAGCTCTGTGTAATCGATTTCAAGTCTGCATCAAAACCAAAGCAGCGTGATTGGATTCACGACTATTTCATGCAGACTTCAGCCTATGCTGTCATGTTTGAAGAGCTGACGGGAGTGCCTGTTGGAAGACTTTTGATTGTGATGGGGGTAGATGATCACGAACCTCTAATCTTTCAAGAGAAGAGAAACGATTGGATCAGACAATTCAAAGAGATGAGAAAGCATTACAAAGAATTGAAGGGCCAATAGTTATTTGGGTCTCATTGATAGCCAAGCAGTCACACCCATATAAGCTCCAACAACACCAGCTTGTGCAATAAAGAAAAGTCCAATTAGATCTGATAGTGCTGACACTCTTGTATCGGTGACTAGAGGTGAGAAAAGAAACGCGGTAAATATAATCATGGAGATCATCGAGATCCATGCCATCTTTTTTTGAGTATGTGCACGTTGACCAAGAATCTCTACTTCCACAATATCCCGAACACGAGTAATCTCATCCGAAGTAACAACTCCAGTACTATCTAAATCATACTTACTTTTGTCGATATCTGTGGGCATTTCCGGTCCGGTTGACATTGTGAATCTCCCATGCTATAATTCGTCAATCGTTAGTATTTATCAAAAAGGAGAGCTAAGTGAGAACCAAAGTTCTAGTGCTAGCTGTAGCGGTACTGTCCTCTGTAGTGACGATGTTTTTTGCTAGTGAAGTAAAGCAGCTGCAGGTGGCAGAGATATACCCAGTCCAAGTTGCTCAGCTGGACGCAAAAGAAATTGAACCTCTTCCCTTGACTTTTGAACAACTGGCAGCAGAAATGCAAAAGGAAGTTCGCTGCCTGGCACACAACATCTACTTTGAAGCTCGGTCTGAACCTATTGAAGGTCAATTAGCAGTTGCTCATGTCACAATGAACCGAGTTGAATCAAAACACTTCCCATCAACAATCTGTGGTGTTGTTCAGCAGCAACGAGGTAAGGTGTGTCAGTTTTCTTGGTGGTGCAGTAAAAAGCTGCGCAACCAATCAATCAAGAACAATATTCCTAACCGGGAAGTGTATAACGAGATCAAACAACTAGCCCTGGAATTAGTTGTCAACGAACACCTTAGAGAAGATAATACAGAAGGTGCTTTATTTTATCATGCCGGGTACGTTAGTAAAAAGCGACTTGGAGCATTACGTCTAGTCCATACTACCACGATTGGTCAACATATCTTTTATAGGACAACACTATGAGTAAAACACAACTCCCATTCCCTTTAGCGGCTTTAATGGGTCGACAGAAGAGTGATGAGTACATTACAGTCAATGAACGCACCTACCACCATCACGATGTGTTCCTTGACACCGACATTGAAGAGCCTTCGAACTATCGAGAACTACTAGCCTTGCTCTTTAATGCTGGTGATGAGGACACAATCAACATCTTCATTAACTCCAACGGTGGCCACCTTGATACAGCTTTAGCAGTTGTTGAAGGTCTAAAGAACACCAACGCTCAAGTGACAGCTGTCCTGATTGGTGCTTGTCATAGTGCTGCCTCAATCATCTCAATGTACTGTGACCAAGTGGCTGTTCTTGATAGTGCCTACTCAATGGTTCACACTGCTTCCTTTGGATCAGCTGGTAATACATCAAACGTCAAAGCTCACACAGAGTTCACAGTAAAACAAGTTGAGAAGCTCTTGAATGAAACGTATGAAGGGTTCTTAACCAAAGAAGAGTTGGTTAAGGTTAAAGCAGGAGTGGAGCTTTGGTTTGATGCTGATGAGATTCGTCAACGTATGAAGAGTCGTATTAAGTTCTTGGAATCCAAGCTACGTAAGAAAGAAAAGCAATCAAAAAGTGAAGCTGTTGAGTAAAAATGTAATGGAGAAGTAGAATGTCTAAGATGAGTGGTTTGTTGATTGAGATTGAGGACCTGCTTGTACAGGGCGTTGAGGTTGATAAGATCGCTGAAGTGCTTAGCGTTCCAGTTGATTGGGTGATAGGGTTAGACCTCGAGCTTAGAGGTCTAACCGAACATGGTTATGAGGGTAATTATGCCAAACCTTACTTTGATTAGAGGACTGCCTGGATCAGGTAAGTCAACCTTTGCAAAGACACTAAGATGCCTCCATTACGAGGCAGATTCTTTCTTTCTTGATTCCTGCGGCAACTACAAATACGACATTAAGTTGATTGGAGCTGCTCACGACTGGTGTTACGGGGTAACAGTGAAGGCTCTAAGACAGGGTCACTCTGTAGCTGTGTCCAATACGTTCACTAAGTTGTGGGAACTCGATCGTTATATGGCAATTCCTTCCATCCTGGATGGTGTTGAGGTGCGCATTGTTGAGATGCGTACTCAGTACGAAAACATCCACGGTGTGCCAGAAGATAAGTTGAAAACCATGGCATCTCGCTGGCAATCCATCCCTCAAGACTGGCTGGATGCCGGGATCTCCTTCACCGCCATCGGCCACTAACTACGCGGTGTTTTAGCCTGTTGCCCAATATTCATTTAATTGGTATACTGGGGGCATAGGTTAAGAAATCAGGAGTTAAGTGATGAAACAGCAAGTTAAGTTACCCGTGGTTCAATATAAACAACTGCCAGAAAGTCAAATCACAGGAAGACATTATTTTCAAGTAGTCAAGTCACAGAGTCCATTTTGGAAATCTGGAGTCACTTTCAGTGATGATGATATGAGTATGGGCAGTAGACAAGTTAGATTTGAATTGGTAAAATAAGGAGCGAGAGATGGCTACAGAATTTGAACTTCGTGACCGGATTCGCACTGTGTTGATGAACAGCCTAAACCAACACCATTACTCCAAAATGGAAGATGAATTGTATGCTATGATCAGAGACTTTGCTACTGCTGAATGGCAGGATGGATATGATGAAGGCCATGGTGATGGTTACAGTGAAGGCTATGATATGGGGAGATATCCGTAATGTATATTGTCTATCGCCAAGTAACTAGAGTATACGAGAGCGGTGAACAGGATCATGAGGAATACTTGTACCAGATATTCAGTGATCAAATCGAAGCCTGGTCCTGTGCTGAACAGTTGAATGAAAATCCGTACCGTGATATCGATGAATACTTTTTTGTGAGGGTGGAATCGTGAATATGAATATGGATGAAAAAGAACTTGACGATCTTGAAGAAGCATACAAGGCGGGTTACGAGGCTCAGCAAAATGGTGTATGGAGAAGTTTGAATCCTTACGATGATGACGATTTGTACCTTGCGTGGAATGAGGGTTGGCTTCAAGCAGCCTGGGATGAATAGTGGTTGACAAATGAGCAGTTTGGCTGTATAATACACACATACACTAACAAAACAGGAGAGGGCGATGAACAAGCGAATTGACCAAATTGCTGATCAGGTTATGGATGAATTTGGCAATGAGTTCAAAGATAGTGGTATCGTTGTATCAGACGAATTCTTTGAACGGTTTGCCGAGTTGATTGTTCAGGAATGTGTCCAAGTGTGCTTGTCTCAGCGTGATCCTGCTAATCTGAACTACAAGCCCAGTGAACGATTTGCAGAAGCAGTTAAACAACATTTCGGAGTTGAATCGTGAACAAGCGAATCGAAGAATTAAAACATCAAGCACGGTTCTGGTGCTTTGAGAATTGTCCTGAACAGTTTTCTGAAGAATCTGGCTGCTATGGAACAGCGTGGGAAGATCGGTTCGCTGAGTTGATCATAGCAGAATGTGCTCAACTAGTGCAAGGTGTGCCTGTTGACAGTATGGGATATCATACTGCTGATCAAAAGATCAAACAACATTTCGGAGTTGAATCGTGAACGAACGAATTCGAGAACTTGCTCTTTTGGCTGGATACAAACCACTGTCACCATCAACCTTTGCCGATGAATTGAATGAAATTTTTATGCAGAAATTCGCCGAGTTGATCATTGAGGAATGTGCTGACTTCGTGGATAATTGGGAACGCTATCAAGAAGAAATGCTGTATCGAACAATTCTCGGAAAACTTCCAACTGGTGGTAGCGATAAGTTAAAAGAACATTTCGGAGTTGAGTGATGAACGAACGAATTAGAGAACTGCTAGAACAAGCTGGCGTAAAATATGTCATTATGCCCAAAGACACGGTATACGAAAAGTTCGCCGAGTTGATTGTTAGAGAATGTGCTGGCATTTATAGCAAAATTGATAATGGCAATTTGCACATGGGCACAGACGATTATCTCGAAGCACTACATAAAACATTTCGGAGTTGAATAATGAACATTGAAGACTTACAACACATTTTTAAAACACAGACCGAGCAAATTACAACACTAGAACAACCTGTGCCCTTGTACTTTATGTTACAGGAAGGTGATCATGCTCTAGTACAGCGTCACAATCACACTGAGCTGGCAGCACTGTTGCCCATGCTGGACAGTTTTCAATATGCCGGCAGCGAAGGCGGCATTCCCAGGTTTGTGAAATGAACGGACGTAAAGTAGTCTACATCGATGTCAGCCGAATGACCGAACAGGAATTGTGCCGAGTTTTAAACATTCCCTACACGCCCTGGTACCGTTCTACCTTCTTCTGGAGCATGGCATTATGTTTGTCACTGCCCAGCGTGTTGATGATTATAGAGATTTTGCAATGAAAAATCGAGACGGCGTTGAATATCATTTTGAACCGGTGGGAGAAAACACCTATACCATCACCGGCGATCTCAAATACTGGCGCTATGGTGGGCGTGAAGGTCAGACTGAAGTGAACTTTGATAATCTGGGTTTTGTGGACCCTGCTGGTGGACCATTTATCGAATTGGGCATGAAGATTGCAGACCGAGCAATTGTTCGTATCAGCGTCCGCAATGATCAAATACTGTTTGACCTAGCAAAATAAAAATCACAGTGTTGTGTTTTCGCCACAGTTGACCGGAAATTCACTATTCAGTATAATGTAGTTATAGTGAACAGTTAGGAGCGGGTGATGGCTACAAAATTCGAACTTCGTGACCGGATTCGCACCGTTTTGATGAACAGCGAAAACCAACACAATTACTCCAAAATGGAAGATGAATTGTACGCTATGATCAGAGCTTTTGCTACTGCTGAGTGGCAAGATGGATATGATGAAGGACACGATGATGGATATGATGAAGGACACGATGATGGTTATTGTGAAGGTTGTGATCAGGGGAGATATCCGTAATGTATATTGTCTATCGCCAAGTAACTAGAGTATATGAGAGCGGTGAACAGGATCATGAGGAATACTTGTACCAGATATTCAGTGATCAAACCGAAGCCTGGTCCTGTGCTGAACAGTTGAATGATGATCCCTATCGTGATGTTGATGAATACTTTTTTGTGAGGGTGGAATCGTGAAAGTGTATTTGTGTTACGAATGCGATTATAATGGATGTGATGTATTTAAAAACATCGTAAAGATAGTTGATGATGAAACGAAGGCTTTAGTGTGGAAGGAAGAAGTTGAACCCACTGACGATTTTTGGCGTGAATATAAAGAATACGAGGTGGAATCGTGAGCATTGAACATATGAGTAGTATTGAATTTGCTCGTAAGGAAGGCTACCGTGCCCAACAAGATGGGGCTGGTCGTTATGATAATCCCTACACTGATGACGAATTGTATCAGGCTTGGCTTCACGGTTGGCTTGAAGCCGCCTGGGATGAATAAGAAGGTGGAATGATGGAACCTGTCGTTATAGGATTTCTGGGATCGTTGGTCATATCCCCATTGGGAGTAATGACTGTGTATTTGTTTGGCTGCTATCTTATCTATCTGGAGTTGAAGAATGAACGAATCGGTAATTGAAAAAATCAGGACATTAAACGGAAAGTTTACATCTGGTAATTCGTGTCCTGTTACTCGTGTAACCATTACTGACACTGAGTATAAAGAGATTGTAGACTTCATTGTTCGGGAATGTATGATCATATCTAGAAAAGTCGATCTGAATCCCTATATTCCTGATGGTGACCAGGCCAAGAAGATTATACGAGAAATTAAACAACATTTCGGAGTTGAAGAGTGAACGAACAAATTAAAGAACTTGTTAAACAGGCTGTAACTCGTTTTGATCTAGATATGGACGGAGAAATGGAACCTAACGAAATTGGTGACTGGGTTATGGTAGATGATTTAGAAAAGTTTGCTGAGTTGATTATACTAGAGTCTAATTATTGGATTCACAGGCGTATAGGACCCAAAACTGCATTAGACTTCTTAGAACATTTCGGAGTTGAAGAATGAACGAATCGGTAATTGAAAAAATCAGGACATTAAACGGTAAGTTTACATCTGGTAATTCGTGTCCTGTTACTCGTGTAACCATTACTGATACAGAGTATAAAGAGATTGTAGACCTTGTTGTTCAGGAATGTGCTAGTATGGCTAGAGTTTATTGTGCTCATGAATTCGACTTTACTGGTGATTTGGAACTAGATGAGTTTATGTTGAAACATTTTGGAGTTGAATGATGCTGATTACAGCAACACAGCTTCTGCAAGTGTCCTCACTGAGCACAAAAGATCTTCAGCAGCTGTTGGAGAAAGCTAGATACAAAACAGCTAAGCTGATTGAGTCCTCGGAGTTTGTTGGGATCATTAATGATGGTGTCTTTATATTCGAGGTAAAGAACTATGATGACACTAAAAACGAGGTATGTGTTGGGTTTGATGTAAATGGTAAAATGTGTGCTGACTTCTGGTAAGGGTTGACTATGAATCTGATTGAAGATATAATTCTACTACTAATTCTCCTTCCTGGAGTGTTGGCTGGTTTCTACCTCTTTTGGTTAGCTCACCGCGACTTTAAGACTCTACGCGAATTCAAACGGAAAAACGGAGGTCACAAGTGATTGACACATACAAACGGCTTGCAAAGATTACAGAACTACATCCGTACTGCTACCTCTCTGACAAGAATGACTATCTTGAGGTCACTGAGTGGTTCAATGGTGAGGGGTTTGACGTCACACTTGGTCTCAAGGGTGGTGATGAGAAAATCAGTCTCACTTGGGGGCAATGGGATGCTTTACAAGCTGTGGTTGCATACAAGGGAGAGCCTCATGAGACCAGCTAACGAATACGACCCTGCTGTTAAGTTCATAGCAGATTTCTATAACGTGAGTGAAGCAGATGCTGTTGACCTTTACAAAGATGAGATTGATGCTTATCTGGGGTTGCTTGAAATGGGATGGGATGATGATGAAGACGAATGAATTTATTGACTCAGCTTTGAAGGAAGTTGGTGCAATGAAAATTCATGACACTCGTGGTTATGGTGATTTTCACGAAGGGTATCAATTGACTGAAGATGGTGTCTACCAGTTTGTCGAGTTGATTGTAGAGGAATGCAGGAGTGTTGTAAATCAAGTGTACCACAAGACTCCTTTCCACTTGTGTGGCCCTTTGCTTACTGCTGATGAAGAAATCACGACACGCTTTTACGGAGACTGACAGTGAAGATTGTGATTAATGCTTGTCATGGTGGGTTTGGTTTATCAGATGAGGCCTTTGAGAAACTGTTGGAAGCTAAGGGCATTGAGTTTGATAAGGCAGCTGACAGTGGGTATCCTGGCTTTGCTATCACCCTTTACTACGAGAAAGGTAAGTTGGGTGATGATGCGGCATACTTAAACCCATATCAAATCTGCACCCGCGAGCGACGTGACGACCCTGATCTAGTTGCAATTGTGGAGGAGATGGGTGAAGCATCCTGGGGAAAGCATGCTTTGCTAAAGGTTGTGGAAATTCCTGATGACGTTGATTGGTACATTGATTGTTACAATGGTCGTGAGTGGATTGCAGAGAAGCATAGGACGTGGGAATAGAGATGAACATCGAAGACTTACAATATATTTTTAAAGATCAACTTGATTCTATGCAGTATTTTAACAAACCCATACCACTGTACTTTATGCTGGTAGATGGTGACACGAAACTAGTGCATAGGCATTCGCATGAAGATTTAGAATCACTGTTACCCATGCTTGACAGTTTTCAGTACACTGGTAGTGACAATGTTATCCCAAGGTTTGTGAAATGACAGAAAATGAATGGTTTATGCTGTTGTGTCTCGTAGTAGGCTGGTTGCAGGGGTTTATAGTGGCTTGGTCTATCTTTAGGTATAAAAATTTAAAATACAAGGGTGTCAGTAATGAATAATGTATTGGTGTTTCTGTTGATGATTTTGACCCCTCTCAGTTGTGTTTTTGCCTCCGCATTCTTGTTGTATAATGGTATTGGAGGTTGGTATCGATGCTCGTCCCCAAAAAGATATGGGACTCTTCTCATGGGAAGAGGTAGACGCTTTCCTGAGAAATCGACCTATAATGTCTCATCATGGTAAAACACATCCCATATGATACCTGGATATTTTTTCACTGTGCGTGACTTGTTCCTTCCTTTAAAGATGTCCAGTAAAGTTTGGTGAGGTATCCCAAAATGTTTAGCAGCAGCTGTTACACTTTCAAAGGTCTGTCCGTTTACACTAACACGTCGAGACTTGGGATTACCTGACCCCCGTTGATTGTCGTAGGACCTTTTGCCAATCTTAGATCGGGTCTCCGCGCTGTGTTTTTTACCTTTCATTGTACCAGGTCTTCCTTTATGAGACTTTGAAATATTAGCTCTATGAGAATCACTAAAAGCCCTACCTTGTAAGTTGGTAGACCTAGCTATATTGGCTTGATGTTTTAGCGATTCGAATAATCTTGAATTAAACTTGGAGTATTTGAGACATTTAGAAGCCATCATAGTAACTGCATATAGCATTTTTTGGTCGTATGGTGGTGGCACAAACTTAGTTAATAGTAGATGACAGATGTAGTGCTCACGGGCAGTGAGCTCAACAATATTGGCCGGATCCTTTTCACCGCCCATTCCAAACGACCTAGGTACGATGTGGTGTTTTTCAGTGTAGCTAGACTCAGAAATATCTCTACAGAGTGCTGTTGTAATAATATTCGTGTACCAGGTATAATATTTGTTGGTGATGGCCAATGTACTAAGGTGTTTCAAGTATATGTTCATTTATATCCTCCGTGATCGTGTTTATTTATAAGTTTGTCATGTTCACGGCAAGACACAAATTGATTAGGAGTTATTATGAAACCTTTTGACCTAGAAGCCGCCAAGCGTGGCGAGCCTATTGTGTGCAGGAATGGTACGCCTGCGAAGTTTATTGCTCATGTGCCTGAAGCTAATGATGGAAGACGGCTCATTGTTTTGATAAGTAATTTTATTTTTACGCACTTTGAAAACGGGAGGGAGTATCCCAGTGATACTGACCGAGACCTGTTCATGGCTCCAAAGAAGCGGACGGTGTGGGTGAATTTGTACGAAAACGGCTTGGCAAATTTTCATGGCACTGAGGAATACGCCGATCAATCAGCCAGCAAGCACCATGATCGCATCGGCAAACGTGCTTACCCTGTGGAGATTGAAGAATGAAAGTAATGGAAATTGGTCACGGTGAAGTGTTGATTGGAACTGATGATTGTGGGATGATAGGGACTGTGTCTCCTATTCCAGAAGGGTTCTGGATTGGAATTGGTCATCCTAACGACAGAGGTGTTCTTGTTGACAATGAGAGTTGGAAAGCGTTTGTTGACCTTGTGAAATCAATTGATTCTTATGTAGAGGAAAATTATGGGCAAGTACGTAGTTGAGACCGTTCAGGTCATTCGTCGCAAGTACTATGTGAAGGTAGATGATCCAACTTATTCACACGATGCAATTGTGTTTAACGAACTGGAACCTTTCTCGTCCACTTGTTACAGCGAAGATGTAATCAACACGACTGAGGTTGACAAGTTTCCGAAAGCTGACAAAGATGACGACGTGAATGCAGCTGTGATGAAGTTTAATTATGAAACCCGAGAGTGGGAAACAAAAGCAAGGTGGGATCTATCATGAAGACATTTGACATTGAAGGAGTCGAGTACACACTCCCAGAGATCTCGTTTAAATCGGAAGACAACCATCCAGTTGTCTTCACGATTGAAGAAGGTGAACACAAAGGCACTTCGTTTTCTATTGTCGATATGCGAATGGATGATGAAGATGAAACGCTGATGTGGTATGACATTCAAGGTACAGATGAAGAAACAGTTGACAAGATCAAACCAATTGTTGACACTCTAATATTGAACATCCTCAGACAAGCAGCGGAGAAAGCGCGCGATGAAACTAGTGAAGCAAGCAATTCAGACACCTGATGGAACCATCCTAGTGTCCCGTCACCGTCATGACTGTGTAACACATGTAGACAAAGTGACTGGTGAAACTTATATGGTTGATGGAGGTATTGACTACCGGCGTGGCATCTTGAACAAGGTACCTGCTACAGACCTATCCGTCTTTCTGGAAGATGGAATCGAGGTTGTGAGAGATGTGATGGAGTGGGGCACTCGTGGTAAATATGGTGATGAACCCTTGCGTCATGTTAAGTTGTCGGAGATGACAGATGACCACATCGAAGCATGCTTAGACACTCAGCCCAACATGCACCCAACGTATCGCGAAGCTTTTAAAATGGAACTAGAATACAGGAGAAAGTATGGAATCACCATTGAAGATGTCTGATGCGGCTATTGAAGCTAACATCGAGTATTACAGTAACCTTCGTCGTGCTAAAGCGATGGAAGCGATCGACGCTTATGCTCAAGAGGATAAGTGGAGGCGCGTTTTTGTAATGAAGAGCAGACCAGACCAAACGCTAAGTGAAATGAGTACGGTTACTATTACTTCCAAATGATTCAGATCGATGGCTTGAACAAGAGGCAGGTTGAACTGCTCAACAGGATGTGGGACTTAGAATCCCTGGACGATGTCTATGCCTGGCAAGCCACACTCCCCCTCGAAGACCAGAAGACGTGTGAAACGTTGATTGAGCTTGTCATGTATGCTTTCATAGATGAACAAGTGGATTCTGGTGCTGATCTCACTCCCGCCCGGGAAATAATTCAAAAAATCCTGAAAAATCAGTAGGTTACTCCTGTTGACCAATATTCCATTAATTGCTATAATGGAGGCATAGGTTAAGAAAAGGAGTTCAAAAATGACATACGATCAAGAGTTGGCTGCAAAAGGTAAAATGCGTACTTCCAAGTTGGAACTGATCCGTCTTGCTGATGGTCAGATTGCTCACTGCTACCGTGAAGTGATCGTCAAGATCCCTAAAGCAGCTAAAGCTCCTGTTGCTAAGGTCAAGCACACTCGTGCTGCTAAGACTGGTACTAAGTTGGAGCAAGCTCGTAAGATCTACCAGGAAGTTGCTGCTACCAGCACTCGTGATCAGATCGTTGAGCTGTTCATGTCAAAGTTGGGTATGTCGAAAGCTGGTGCTACCACATACTTCTACAACGTGAAGAAGTAAGGAGAGAATTATGTCAGAAGCACGTTTTGAAGCAGTTTTTCATGGTGATGATGAGTTCTTCACTGCAAAAGGCAGTTGGGATGTTGTGGAGTGGACTACTTACTACCCCAATGGTGCCAAAAGTGGCCGTACTGTCTGGCACGGTGTTTCTTCCAGTGAGTATGATGTGCATGATCGTAACAAAGCTGAAGAGATGGCTCGCACTCTCCAAGAAGAGTATGTCAAGAATGGTTGTACTAATTTAATCTGAGGTGAGAGATGAACTTCAAAGACATGAACATTGATGAGATTGAGCGTATGGTGGAAAGCGATATGGCTGCTGAGTTCACCATCCAGGGGTACGACCTGATGGCCATCATCCTCAAAGCTAAACTTGATGTTATAAACGATTTCCAAAGCGAAATCCGTGCATCAGAAAAGAGTTCTTCCAAGGTGATGGAGTATCGTATAAGCGGGTCAGACTGGGTCTAAGTCCCACATATTTTGTTATGATTTAGCCTGTTGCCCAATATTTAATTAATTGCTATAATGGGGTATAGGTTAAGAAATAAGGAGTTAGAAATGAATTCACGTGCTACTGAAATCCGCGCTCAGATCGAAAAAGCTGCTGGTATTATCGAAAACACCATCAATGGTCACGCAGTGTTCTTCACTGTGAAAGAAATGTACGATCGCACACACAGCTGGAAATCTACTCCTTCTGGTCGCTTCCAGATCAACGTGGGCATCTACGGCTCTATGCGTGACAAGATCTTTCGCACCAAAAAGAAAGATGGATCCTTTGATCTTGCTGGAGTGGTTGAAGCCCTCCATGACCAGGCTTATGCTCGTAAGCGTGAAAAGGAGATTGCTGACAATCAAAAATCCAACGAGAGTCTTGTTCAAGAAGTTCTGAGCACCTACAAAGGCAAGAAGTATGTCTCTCAGTATGGTGGAAGTGGTACCTATTGCAAGCCATCTGTTACTCCTGGTAAGGTAGAATTGCAGGTTAACTTTGGTAACATTGATCCTGAGACTGCCAAGAAAATTTTGGCAATGGTTCAAGCTCTGGAGGCCTAATCATGACTAGTCTTAAATTCTATCGCAACCCTGAGTTCGATCGTAAGTTTGACATGTACAAAGAAGTTCGTACAGCAAATCAATTCAGAGCTGTGTGGTCACTGTATGAAGTGGAAGACTTTGGTAGTGCCCACCCCTTCTCCTCACACGCTGTCGTTAAGTATGTGGATCATTGGGGTGATGGGGAAAATACTACGATTGCAGTTGAGGGTTCTACGTGGTTGGATCTCTACAAAGCAGCTGACCAGGCTATTCGTAACAGCGGTGATGGGCACCACGTCTATATCGAGAAGTTTGCTCCAAGTACAACTGAGCAAGATGTATTGTACTTGCATACTGGATCGTAATTGATATATAATATCCCTTTTGGAGAAAGCTATGACTCAAACTAACTCAAAGCCTCGTTTGAAGAATGACACTCTTGGTGAAGATGCATTGAAGCGTTTGTACTCTTTCTATGAGTCGCTCGATGTTGGTCAGTTCAAGATCGTTTGTGAAGAGTATGTGCAGATGGGTGGTGGCAGGCAAACTCGCAAGGATGAGATCATCACTGCAATCCGTAAAGCTACCAGGAAGGAAGCTGCACTAAAGAAAGCACAGGACTTTATTCTGGCTGGAATGGGACTAGGTGTATGAGTTCATTAATCTACACTACTACCAAAGGCAAGCTAACTAGGAAGCAGCGAGAAGCTAGGGCAGTTGTGCTGAAAGAGCAGCAAGCAATTAAGAAGGAGTTGCAAGTGTACAAGCCTCTTACTTCTGGTGCACAACCTTATCGTAGGACCACTGAGCACATTCCAAGTTTAGGTTCAGGTGTTGGAGTAGCTGTGAAGGCTAATGATAAAGTGTACACCGGTGATGCTATGATTGGCATTGGTACACTACACAAAAGTAATGCAGTACCTATCTTTAAAGAAGAAGACGCAAAAGATTTGGCAAGGATGAGAAGATGAGAAAGAACTATTGGTCGTGTAGCAAGTTCGCTGACTGGCTTCGTGGAACGATGAAGCCACCAGCTGCTACATCTAAAGGATGGCGTGAGTGGGATAAGGAAGCTAAAGCAGCTCACCCTATCCGTTACTGGATTGTAGAGGAAGGACTAGATCGTATCCAGCACATCATCTATTGGCCAACCGATAGGATCTATGATGTGAAGTACTGGTTCAACAACCGATACATCACAAAGACTCATGCCATGACCAGCAACCTTCGTAAAGGTGAATGGCATGAATATGAGACTCGATTGCTCCATTCGATGTTTGATGAGCTAGTGAATTTTGTCGAAGTTGAACTAGCGTGGTCTCATATTCTTTGGGATGATGGGGCAGCTAAGAAGTACAAAGCACCCTTCTATGCTCGTGGATGGTTCCGTACAAGAACATGGAGATGTCCAGAAGCGGGTCTTGCTAACCTGGAATGGGCATCTACTCTAACTGACGAGGATTTCCTACCAGAAGAAGAGAAGCACAAAGCAAAACCAACTCCTCAAGCAAAGACTGCTAAAGAGGTCTTAGAGCTCTATCATTGGTGGAAGGAAGTGTATCCTAACCGTCCTGATCCACATGATGCTTCTGGATGGTCAGATCTTTGTGACCGTCGACGTGAGAGCGGTGAAGGGTTTGGGTGGGAAGACTACACGCCTGAAGAAAGAAAAGAGACTAGCAAGATTCTCAAGTTGACTCAAAAGATTGAAGAGCAGTATTATAAAGAAGATGAACGTATGATGATTCGATTAATTAAAATCCGTAGAGGACTTTGGACATGATTAAATTTACAAACACAGATGAGTTTCGAAATATCACACATGAGATCTCACCAGACCTTCCTTGGTATGAGGTAGCAGACCTCTTCGTTGACTTTCTACGAGGATGTGGGTATCATGTTACTAGATATGAGGTTGCTGACTACTTCAACGAAGGTCGTGAATATTCAGATACCGAATACGAATCTTTTGGGCAGGCTTACAATGATTACCTTGAAACGGAGAACTAAAATGAAAGGCACAACTCTTGAATACATTATGGCATTGGGTGGAATTATTCTTGTAGCACTGTTGTTGAGTTTTCTACTCAGCTACCCACTGATGCTTTTGTGGAATGCGACACTCGTGCCAGCCGTTGCTGTTCTGAGTGAAGTCTCTTGGTTGCAGATGTGGGGTATTGCTGCCCTCGTGCAAGTACTCTTCAATGGAATCAGCATCACAAAGAAATGATTACACTTTCAGAAATTTACAATGCAGACCGAACTGAGCTTGAGGATATCTTGAGCAAGTTAATTGTCGATAAGATGAAACTAGACAAGTTCTTTTCGGTCTTTTTGGATAACACGGAGTTGGAAGACACCAACACCGATACGGATGATTGGGTAACCTACAAGGAAATGTTGAAAGATTATGAGCGAGTTGACCACCTTATCACCACAACTAGATATCACCTTAACCAATATGTCTAATGTACCTGCTTTCAAGACGGCCAATGAGTTCTCAATGCACATTGAGCAGTTAGCTGTCGACAAACGAGTATCCCATTTAGATGCTGTTCTGATGTTCTGCGAGGAGCATTACTTGGAGCCTTCTGACATTGCTTCCAAGATCACAAAGTCGCTCAAAGCAAAGATTGAGAACGACTTTCGAGAACTTAACTACCTTCCTAAACAAGCACAGTTGGATGTATGAATGGATTCAAAGCATTCAAATACTACATGGCCATCAAACTTCACTTCACCTCTCCAAAGTTCAATGTCTTTGTTAACCGAGGTCATGTGAAAGGGTCACAACAAAAGTTCTTGATGAGGAATGATTGCCTTCTCTTTGAGAAGCTAGCCAAACAGTATCCTGTTGACAAGGACTACATTCAGTACATCGCATCAAACTTCATGTATGGGAATCCAAACGTGGTCTATCATTCGGATGAGGGAGTGTCCAACTACAAGGAATTCCTTCGTCGTCGTCAATCAATGACACGAGTGTTCACGAACGACTTGGATATCATTTTGAATAGTGGCGCCCAGTATGAGTTTGGTGGATCAAAAATCCCTGATGTGCTAGAATTATTCCTAGCTAAGCGAATCACCTTAGAGACACTTGTCATTCTAAACGACATGGATGCAATTGTTGAAAAGATGAAGCAGAGCAGTCAGATTTCTCTGCTCTTAGGCGACGAACTTCTTTTGGTTGAAAAGTCCAAAGGGTTTGTCAAGTACGACTCAGCAAGAGTGATGAATCCATATCAATCCTTCCTAGAGGAAATCAAAGGCAATACAAATGGGTAAGACATATAGGAAGCACCCTGACGAAGACGGACGTCAGAGAAAACCTAAACACCACACAAGCGGTAAGCGAACTGGTGGAATGAAAATCGTCAATGGGTACTACGATGAAGACGACGATGATTTTTTTGACGATGAGGTTGGAATCGAGGATCATATCGTCACTGAATTAACTTCAGATGACAGAATTTAATGTGGGTAAAAATTCCGTTTGATCTACTCTGCTTTCCACAGTGGGGACAAGTTTTAATGGGTAGTTTTTGTTGAGCTACCGACATTTTTTCTTTTGTTTGAGGTGAGGCCAACTTGCCCCTACGATTGGTGTTGCCTTTGTGAGCATCTGAGAGTCTTTGACGGGATTCTGTTGAAAGCTTACTTCCTAGCTTATTACCAGGTTTACCCTTCTTAGCAAGAGACATTTTTCTTCTTTGCTCTTTGCCGACCACGTGACCTTGCACACCATCACCACCATCTGTTCTGTTACGAAGGATTCCCGTTGATATATCTTTACGGCCATACCACCGAATGTATCTTCGTTCTAATGCTAGAGCACCAATATTAGATAAGTTCCTCTCAAGAAAAACTATGAGATTTTTATTTTTGGGTGGGCGTACAGTGTGATTAGTGTCGTATGCTCTGTTGCCTTTGCCTTTACCGATATAGTAAGGAGATCCATCTTCGCGCAAGTAGGCATATACGTAATAAATAAAG